CCTTGTCGCCGGAGCGCTCCGGCTTGCCGGGATCATCCTCATAGAGCCTGCTCGGCGGAGCTGCTCCGGGCGGAGCCCCTGTCGGCGCGGCCGTCGTTCCGGGATTGTCGTCGTAGAGGCCCATCAGCGTGCCCCAGGGTTCAATTGCTTGCGCTGCAGTACGAAGGCGGCGGCGCCCGGGCCGTAGCGCTGATCAAAGTCCGCCATGTGCTGCTGCGCATCCGGACCGGTGGCTCCGGCAAAGAAGCGCGGCAAATGCTGGTTGTTGAACCAAGTAGCCTCGGGCGACTTGTATTTGCTTTCCAGGGTTGTCTGGCCCGTGTTCGGGTCCCGCTCGCCCAGGCCCTTGAAGATGCTTTGGGCCTGCTGGTCGTAACGCGACAGTTGCTGGTAACCGCGTTGCAGGTTTTGTCGCAGCAAAGTCTCGATCGTCGACTTTTCCATGCCGATGTCGCCGGCCTGGGCTTTGCCCATCATGGTCTCGAAGCCACTCACCGGCTTCAAATCCTTAACCAGCTCGCCCACGGTCGAGAGCAACTTCGCCTTGAGCAGCTCGGTTGATCCGGCACGCTGGCTCAATGGCTCATTCTGGCTTGCCCAAGCGGCGAACTTGGCCAGATCAAGCCGGGTACTGGCGCCGTACCCGGTGAAGACACCCTTGTTTATGGCGTCGAGCGCCATGGTGAAATCCTGCTGGCGATGCGCCGTCGCCTCGGCGGCCTTTTGCTCCTCGCCCATCACCTTGCGCGTCTCGGATGCCGGGGCGCCGGAGCGGAGCTGGATCTGGTTGTCGATGATGGCGGCATTTCTCTTCTCGATTTCCGCCGGATCACGGTCCTTCAGGTCCTGCTCCTGCATCCTCTTGTTGTTCTCGATGATCTGCTGGTCGCGCGTCGTGTTCTTTCGCGTGGCCAGATCCTCCGCCTGCTTGAACAAGCGATCGTTCTCGGCCTGGATCCGGGCGGCAGCGTCCCGCGCCTGCGTGCGCAGTCCCTCGCCTGTGTAGGGGTCCAGCGAAATCGACATCGCTCGGTTGTACTTCTCCCGTAGCGCCGGATTGACCCACGCCGTCGGCATGGCCTGCGTAGGACCAAACAGGCGCGTGTTCTCCGCCTCGGTCGGCGGCACAAACCGCGACATGTCCGGACGCGTGCCTCCGGGAGGCACCGGAACGCCGGGCGCGCCGGGCCTTGCCGGCTGCACGGTTGGCTGCCCCGGAACGCCCCCGCCAGGGCCGGTCGGCAGCACCGGGGCCGGTGCCGCGCCTCCGGCTGGACCGCCGCCGAAGCCGCCGACCTGGGCCAGCATTTGTGGCGGAACTTGTGCGCCGAGAGAACCTTGTGCGTCCGGATTGAAGGCTTGATTGGCTTGCGCGACTTGTTGCGCCAGGGCGTCACGATTGGCAGCTACGTCCGGCGGAACGACCCCTCCGCCTGCTGCAGGTGCTGGAACCGGTGTACCGGACGGGCCAGGACCTGCGAGGCCTGGATCGGCGGCCATGTCTGGCGGAGCCGGAGGGGCTGGAGGGCTCTGGTCCGGCGGCTCCGCCATCGAGGCACCGGGTCCGGCGGGTGAGGGCCCGCCGTAGGTTGCGCCGGGCTGGCCAGCGTCTGACATCGTGGCGGCCGAACCAAGCGAGGCCATGCGCAATGGAGGCTGGCCAGCAGTTTGCGATCCTTGCGCGCCACTCATCAACGCCTCGGCCATCTGCGCGCGTGACAGGTCTGTTGCCGAGTCGAGCTCGGCGCTCGCGCCGGTCGAGGGCGCAGGCGCCGCGGCCGGCCCTGGCGGTCCCGTCGGCGGCACCTTGGCGGCGTCCGGGGAGGCCTGGAATACATCCGCGTTCGCCTTCGCCTTGGCGGCGTCGCGCGCCAGCATTTGGCGCTCCGCCTGCGTGAGCTTGTAGTCACGAATGCCCTCGCCGATGCTTTCCGCGGCCGAGAAGATCCCCTTGCCGACCGTGTTGGGATAGTCGCGCGACTTCGCCGCGAGTGCGGCCGCAATGGCGCGGCGCGCCTTGAGCTGCTCCAGCGTCAGTCCCGGCCCGCCCGGGTCGGCGGAGAAGAACGAGGCAATCAGCGGGTTCTCGGTGAGAGTGTCAGCCATGGCTCAGGCCACTTTCCCAAAAATTGAACCCATCTTGTCCGGCAAGATGTGCTTGACGCCGCCGATCTTCTTGACGGCCTTCGGTTCGAGCTTCTCGACGTCCTGCGCCATCGGACCGACGTGACGTTGCCCGTCGTCGAAGTCGTCCTTATAGTCGTAGGCGTAGATCGGCAGCTCGCCCTTAGGTGAATAGATCGACCCCATCGGCGCGATGTTTTCCTTTACCCGCACGTCCGACACAGTCGGTGTGAGTGCGGCAGCGCCGATCCTGCCGGCGCCGCCGAGCACGCCACCGATGATGTCGTTCCAGGTCCCGGTCTGGGTTTTGAAGATGTCGTTCTGCTGCGCGAAGTTCTGATTGATCAGGCCGGCCACGTCCGTCGTCGGAATGGTGTTGCGCTGCGCGTTGATGAATTGCGGCGCCTGCACCTGAGAGCCGGACAAAAGGGCAGATATTTCATTGATTGGCTGATTGCGCTGTTGGTAGGCTTCCTGCAAAGCCTGATTGCGCTGTTGGTTCTGCGCATTGAAGATCGAGGACGCCTGCCCGAGCTGCTGCGCCAGGGCCTGATTGTAAAATCCCGCCTGCTGCGCACTCTGCCCAAACAGCTGCCCCTGGGCCTGATTGTAAAAAGCCGAACGTGCTGCGTTCTGTCCCTCGCGCTGTTGTTGCGCTTGGTTCCAAAAGTTGGCGAGCCCTTGCTGTTGCGCGTAGCCTTGCTGCTGCGCGGCATTCTGGAACTGGGCCAGCTGCTGCGCCATCTGGTTCATGCGTTGCTGTTCTTGCCCGCCTGCCGCCACGATGCCGAGCCGCGTGTCGGTAACGCCCTTGTTGAAGGGATCATAGGCGTTGGCGTAAGCGCTCTGGCCGTAGCGAATGCCCTGGTCGGCCAGCTGCTGGCGCAACCTTGACTCGTCCTGCTGGATCTGCGGATTGACCCGCTCGAACATGGACTGCTCGACCCGCTGCCGATCGGCCGAGAAGTTGTCGGACGGGCCGTAGCCGGTCTGGATCTGTCCGGCCGTATTCGGATTGAAGGTGCTCGCGATGTCGCCGCCGGAGCCGTAACCGAACCCGATCGGTCCGCCGCCGGAGAAGCTCGATTGCGGATTGCCGATCTGGTTGAACCGGCTCATGTCGCCCATGGCAGGGGCTGGAGCTGTTGCGCCGGTCGCGCCAAACAGTGCATTGCGGCCCTCGCTCTGACCGAATTGCTGATAGTGCTGAAGGGCGAAAGTAAGTGGGTCCGCCCCGGAATTCCTGGCAGCTGCCGCAACATCTGGGTTGGCATTCAGGTAGGCCTGCGCGTTCCATGTCCCGGGATTGCCCGGATTGCCCTGTGTCGGGTTGAACGGCGTTCCGAGCAGGTTCTGGATTGCCCCCGACTGTTGGTTGGCAATGCCTGCCAAATTCCCTTGTGCCTGCTGCTGCTGCTCCAGGGTCTGTTGGCCTTGCGGCGTCAGTGTCTGCGTCGCGGTCCAGCGCGGAATACTGAACGTCTGGCCAGTCGTCGGATCGGTGTAGGTGAAGTTGTCGCCAGTCGTGAAATTCAAGCTCCCCTGCGGCGTGACCTGATTGGTGTTGCCGAGGTAGGAATTTGCAATCGCGGTCGAGACGTTGGTGCCGGTCTGCGCGGCCGCGGTCGCGGTTGGGTTCGGCGGCGTCGGAGCGGTCGGACTGTCGAACAGGCCCATCAGGCAGCCTCCTCTAACTTGTCAAAGCCACGATTGAAGCGGCTCGCGGCCCAGTCGTCGTCAGTCATGGTGGCAATAACGCCATCTTCGGTACGGCCGTAGAGCCGGCGGATCCGGTCAAAGCCGAAGCCAATGGCAGCGAGCTGGCCCTGCAGCCGCTCATCATTGGCGCGCAGCTGCACGAGCACCATCTGGCAGCCGCACTCGCGGAAGGGGAAATCAAACACCCGCTGCAGCACGGTCCGGTTCAGCCAGGACGGATGCGTGGCCGCGCCCGACATGACGATGGTTCCGGCATCCGGGGACCAGTGATGATAGACGACACCAGCCAGGAACTGGCCCCGATCATTGACAATGCCGATGGCCTTGCTGTTGGGCCACAGTCCACGTGGCACGCCGGCCTGCTTGGCGACGAATTCGCGGATCTCCTCGTCCTGGCCGTAGACGAAGCGGATCATCCAACGCCTCCGCCAATATCACCGGAGCCACCTTCGCCACTGGTCGCCCCTCCACTATCACTGCCGGTTCCGGCGCCACCTGAGCTGCCACCACTTCCGCCACCGGCTCCGTCCTGACCGCCGCCGAAACCACCAACGGCGCCGCCGCCAAAGCCGCCAAAGCCGCCACTCGGAGTGCTGCCGGCGTCACCTGGGCCGCCAAAGCTACCGAGACCGCCAAAGCCGGTCGTTCCGAAGCCTCCAAAGCCACTGAAACCAGTGAAGCCTCCGGGATTGCCAGGACCAGGGGCCTGATCTGGGGCCTGATCTGGGGCCTGATCTGGGGCCTGATCTGGGGCCTGATCTGGGGCTGCTGGTTGGCTGTAGCCGCCCGGGACGCCGGTCATGCCGCCCACAATGTTGCCAATGATGTCGGAATTAAAATCCGGCGTTGGAGCATTAGGATTGTCCGGAAGGCTCGGATCGAAGGCGGGACGGTCGAATGCCGGCATGGTTGGAGCATTAGGATCGTCCGGAAGGCTCGGATCGAAGGCGGGACGGTCGAATGCCGGCATGGTTGGAGCTGGAGCTGGAGCTGGAGCTGGAGCTGGAGCTGGAGCTGGAGTAGCAGCGAAGCCTCCAAAACTTCGACCAAACGTGCCTCCAAATGCCTGCGTTGCAGCCCCCATCGGATCTGACTCGTTTACTTGACCGCGCCCAAGGGCGGCATCCGCAAGCGCTGCTGCCTGGGCAGCCTGACTGGCCTGGGACTGCGCGCTGCTGTCATCGCCCGTGCGGCCATAACCGCTGACGGCCTGGGCTCCTCCATCGGGGGCGTCACCAGCAGCCGGATCGTAATCACCGGAAACGAATGGCTGCGAGACAGAGCCGTCCGGCTGCATCGACTGCAACGTAATGATACGCGCGAGGTCGTCCCGCGTGACCGGAGCCGAAGGCGATACGTTGGGATAAAGCGGCATGCACTGCCTCTAATACATTCCGCCGCCGAGCGGCGGCCTCTGATTGGTGAGCATTTGCGCGATCTGGTCCCGTCCGCCCGCGACGGAAGCGCTGGGGATCTGTCCACTCGGCGGGGCCATGCCGGGCGGGGCCATGCCGGGCGGGGCCATGCCGGGAGATGGCGTGTAGGGCTGGTTCTGTGAGGCGGCCTGCATCAAGGCAGGATCAACCATGGATGGCTGTGCCTGCCCGGTATTCATGGCCGGCATCATCGATGGAACACCCGGAGTGGGAGGCGGCGCGAACAAGCTGCCCATGGCCATGTTGTTCTCCTATACGGCGACGCCGCCTTTTTCCGCCAGCATGCTGACGCCGAGCATTTCGATGTCGGGCTTGGGATCTTGGCTGAGTGACACCTGCACGATCGGGGCGTGCGACCAGCCAGTCTCGCCGATCGAGACCCACATGGTCGTGCGCGTCGGGAAGTTGGTGTTGGCCGGCTGGTCCCAGCGGGCCTTGCCGGCTTCATTTGGTTCATTGGGTGGCTCGGGCGCGTGCGGGCTGGTGCCCTGACCCCACGGGCCCTCGTCCCAGACCTCGGCGGCGCCATCATACTGCGCCGCGACAGGCGCCGGCGGCACGTCGACGATGTAATTGACGCAAGCATTGACCTGCGGAATGAACGGCTCGGGCGTGCGGCTGTTGAAGGAAACCCGCGCCTGTCGCAGCGTGAACAGGAACGGTGGGGCTCCGAACACTTCCCAGCCGCCAACGTAGGTGCAGGAGTAGGAGCGGTCACTGACTTCCGCTGCCGGCGTTGCGGCCCGCGCCGTGCTGTAGTCCTTGCCGAGGATGTCGGCTTGCACAATGCGGCCGTCCTGCGTGCCGAAGAACATGTTGCCGGACAAGGTGCAGAATTGCAGCGCATCCCAGCCAAGAAAGCGCGACCAAGCCCCGGTCACCGTGTTGGCGACGAAGCAACGCCAGTCACCCGGTAAGCCACCGGGTGTAGTGACGAACAAGGCGCCCAAGTTGCTGAATTCGTCCCACTTGCACATACTCCAGGGCCGCGTGTTCTTGGCGATGACCTCGTCCATCCAGAGCGGGTGGATGGCCTGGGTGATGGCGGAGAATTCCAGCGCCGCGATGTCCTTCACCAGCACTTGGCTTATTGGCACGATGCCATCCACCGTGATGATCAGGACGTCGCCGCCAATGTTGAGCCATGCGTTCTTCCCCATCGGTCGCGACATCTGGTAACGACCCTGCTGGCGCCAGTTGTTCGGGTCGCTCGGGTTGGTACCGGTAAAGACTGCGATTTCGCCCTCAGTCGTAACAAACACGCACTTGTCGTCGATGCCGTCCCCGGCCGAGACCGACCACGCGCACCCGAACAGCAGCGCGCCGCCCTTGGTGAAGGATCCAGACAACGGGATCGGGTTGAGCAGGCCCGCGACACTGTCGAGGTCGAGGTACCATGCATTCATGCTGCCGCCCTGGATGAAGAACAGGCGACGGCGATACTTCCAGACTTGCGTCAGGCCAAGAGCGGCGACGGCCGTGCCGGGCGCGCCCGGGACCATGCCGGGCGGCCCGGTGATCTGCCCTGGCGTGCCGGCCGCAGGCGTGAAAGACGCTGTCAGCTGTACCCAGCTGGTGCCATCGTAGCGCAGCACGTAGTTGCCACTGTCGTTGCAGGCGAGCAGCCAGTAGCCGGACGCATTGGCGAACTGGACCGTGGAGAATTTGCCATCCGCGATAGTGACACCGGAAATCAGTGCTGGTGTTGCCGCCGTCACTTCGTAGAGCTTGCTGACGTTGGCGGCGAACAGCTTGCGGGCCGAGCCGGTGACGTAGTTGAACAGCGACTGTATGTCGGTCGTTTCGGGCAATACACTCCACGTCTTCGATCCGCCGCGAATGCGCAGCGATTTCTCTGTCGCGAACCAGTTGTCGAGCACCAGGGCAGCGGCCGGCTGCATGAAGGCCGGGTTTTCATTCAACACCAACCCGCGCGTGGGGGCCGGAATGGTCTTGGGCAAGAGTTGCTGCGCAACCTGCTCCGGCGCCGCATAGCGCCGAAAGTCACGGTAGTGCGGCAACGCACGGGTCATCGGCCCGGTCCAACGAATGTATTAGCCGGCGGCGTCGGTCCCCAGTAGGCGATGTTTTCGTCGGAGGCGAGCGGGCGGCCTCCGACCAGGATGGGTGAGGGCTTGTCATTGCCGGCGACGCGCGACAACGCATCCTCGTAGTTCGCCATGTCCTCGGCGTAGCTCGCGCCTTTGTTGGCTTTCCACTGCCAGATCATGCCGAGCTTCAACAACCGCTCCGGCAGCACGAAGCTGTCACCATCGGCTAGGAACTGGTTGCCGTAGCCGCCGCTGGCCAGCTTCACGCAGGTATTTTTCAGGTAATAGAACGTGACCGTTTCGGCCGGACTGGCCGGAGGCCCGACAACAGGGCTTCCGAGCCGTGGGCGAATGTTCATCGCATTGCCGAGGATGATCCACTCCCCGATCGGAATGGTGTTCCCGAGCAGCTCCTTGCGCAGCCACACGTCCGGGTCAGAAATGTAGCTCATCGGGGTCAGGTTATTGGTCGATTTCCACACGTTCGCCGACAGCAGCATGCGCTGCCAGTCGGCCGGGAGCGGGAAAGCGTCGACGCCGCTGCCGGTGAAGACGCAGCGCGCCGTCAGCGCTTGCCAGTCACGCGTGTCGTAGGCAATGCGCTGCGCCACTTCGTTGGCGAGCTGGACGAATTCCCACGGCGTG